GGTCGGCGAACTTCAGCACGGTCGGCATTCCACCGGGCAGACGCCGCGACTTCGCGGCCTCGGCATCGGTGATTTTCTTCGCCTCGGCAGCCACCGCGGCGTCGAACTCGACCTTGCGCTTGGCCTCGGCCTCAACCTCGGCCTTGGCCGTGGCGCGGTCTGCGTCGATGGCGGCCTTCACGGCGCCGTCCACGACGCCCTTGAGTTCTTTCTCGTCCATGTCAACACCTCGTTCTGGAATCGGTTTGATCTCTGCCTTGGCGACCACCACGGGCTTCGGCGTCTCAGCGCCCTTTGCCGCAGTCTCAGTCGTTTCGGCTTCGATCTCGGGGAGGTCTTGACCACCCCGTTGATACGTTGACTTCATGGCCGGCAGGGCCACAGCGAACTTATTGGCCGGCTGCCGTTTGCCATCTGCGTCGATGAGGGCCAGCTCCGCAACGGGCCAGTTCTCAATGTGCCCGTCCTTGGCCACCCTCACCAGGTGCGCGACCGATCCCGAAGAGGCAAAGAGCAGGCCGTTCTTGGCCGCCTCCCACAGGTGCTTCGCCATGTCGGTCGCCTTGTCCAACAGCACGCGGTACCACACGCCGCGCTTGTCCACTCTCTTGACCTCGGCCTTGGCGATGGTCTCGGGGTCGCCCTGCGGCTTCCCATTGGCATCCAGGCCGTGGTAGTACGTCACGATAGGGGCCTTGAACGTGTCGAGATGCAGCTTCGAGGAGATGTCGAAATACTCGCCGTCCGAGTCTTTCCCTCCATTCGGCCCGCCAAACGGGACACCCAAGACCTCGAGCTCGTAGTCTCCGAGAGCCTTGACGGCCTTGAACTGCTCCGGCACGGGCCCCTTCGGCTTCTCCTCGCCCTCTTCCGCGGCGTACAGCGCGGCTACCTGCGCCTGCGCCTCTTCCTCAGTCGGATGCATCCCCAAGGGATCGCCCATCGGCTTTCCCTCGGAGTCCTTCTTGTAGACGCAGAACCGCTCTTCCCCTGCGGCCTCGCCTCGATCAACGATGACGTATGGCACTTCTCACCTCACAGGCCGACAGACTTCAGGAGCTTGTCGGTCCACATTTGATAGATGACGTAGATGTTCCCGCGCATCTCGTGCGCCACGTCCCACAATTTTCTCCACCCAATCGAGGCCATCCGGTACGCCTGCTTCTCACCGCCTAGGTACTGCGCGTAGCTGGCGTCGTTCGTGATCTTCGCCCCGTAGGGTTCGGCGTTGACCTCAAAGCGCGACCCGTACCGCTCCGAGTTGCCCGCATTGAAGCTGGCGTATTGCGTCCCAATCCCTCTTACATAGTACGGTGTCGGAGGCTTGTTTCCCGGCCCCGACTTTGGGTACGCCTTGAGGCCCCTCTGCCGAATGACCAGCGATCCCGCTTCCTTCGCCGCTGCCTTCCAGTGGCGCCACGCCTCTTTCGGGAAGCGGTTGAATGCCTTCTCTAGGCGGTCGGCCCCAATGATCTGGATGGACACCATCTGGTCAGGCATCAGATCTCCGTCGTCGTCTCGCACCAGCACCGGCAATTCACATGCGCGGGCGGCTTCTCCACCCCGCCGATGATGCTGCTCGGGAACAGGTTGCCAAGCTCAACGCTCTCGCCATCCAACTCTGAGCAGATCTCGCACACGCGCTCATCGTTGTTTGTGAACCAGTACACGACCACCTTCACGCCAGGGAACTCCGCTCTCAGGTCCTGCCCCGCAAGTATCTGGCCCTGCGCGTAGGCCCCTGTGATCTCCGTCACCGCCACTCTCAACGCGCGTTCCTCGTTGAATGGCAGAAGCTCCATCACGTCTGCAATCGTCATTCCCGGCGTGGCAATGAACTGCGATACGAGCTTGCGCACCGCCTGTTGACTGGTTGCGTCAAGCATCTGCAGGAAGCGCCCCGAGTGATCCAGCGCCCAGTCATACGCCCTGGTCTTGGACGATGTGAACTCGAAGCCAAGGTTCGTCGCCGCAGCGAATAGCTCGACACCCCCGGAAGCCCCATCCCGAAGGATCATCTGGAGAGACACCAGATCGTCCTCGTCCACGTCGCCAAGCGGGTCGGATAGAGTGGCCTGCTTCGTGGCCTGCGCCTCAAGGACCTCCCGGACGTGCCTGCGCTGTCTCGACCAATGGCGAAGCACCCAGCGCGTCAGTCTGTCCTCGGCTGCTTCCTTCTCGCGCCGCCTTGGCTCGCGTGGATCCCGCCGCTTGAGCGCATCGGGCAAGGCAACGCCGCGCGCCGCCAGGACATCAATCGCCTGGCCGACCAGCTCGCGCGCCTGAAGCCGGACCTCGATACGATCCATCAGAACTCTGCCTCCGCAACGTCCAGGCTCACAACCTTCGCCGCCGCGCCGATTCCGGTGGAGACCCAGCGGTACTTCCACAGGCCGGCCGTCTCAAGAACAATGTCGAAGTGATAGACGCCCGTCGAGTCCTTCACAAGATCGCCATTCACCCCGTAGGTGTATTCGGTGACGACGGCCGCCGGTGTGCGCGTGCGGAACTTCACGACGGACGGGTCGACCAGATTCCCGGCCGAGTCCTTGAATGTCCCCGTCGCTCTCACGACCTGGCCCTGCTCGTAGGCGCTCATTCGATCATCTCGCCGATGTACTCGGTCAATGCCTCAACGTAGTCAGCGGCCTCACCTGGGGTCACGATCCAGGCCAACTCATTCGATGGCGTGACCACCCACGCATGTGCGCTCGTGACGTCCACCGTTGTCTCGACAGGCGATGTCGTCACAAGCAGCCCGGCGATGTCCCGCAGGTCCAACAGGGCGGCGATCGTGGCCTGCCCCTCAGAGCTCCCGATGAAGTGCTGGAGAGCCGACAACTCAGCCGTGGTCAGGGACGCCCCAACAGACCCGCCGCGCAGGGAGATTAGGCTTGCCAGAGAGGCGGTTGCGGTCGATGTGCCCTCTGAGGCTCCGGCGAGCATGGCGAGCATGGAGAGATAGGCAGACGTGTTCGCCTGCCCGGCCGACTCTCCCGCCATCAGCGCCAGACGTGATAGGTCTCCATGTGTGCTCGACTCGCCAGATGAGGCCCCGATCAACTCCAGATACGTCGCCCCGCCTGTAACAAGTTCCAGGATGGCGGTCGCAATGGACGACCCCGAACTGGATCCCACGAGAGAGCGAACGGCACTCAGGGCGGCCGTTGGAGAAGCAAGGCCAGCCGATGCTCCTACGAGGGACCGCAGCGCGGAGAGAATGGCCACCGCTTGAGCCTGGCCAGCCGAACCACCCGCCAGGGCCTTGCTTGCAGAGAGCTCGCCGGTGGCCACTCCCATGCCGCTTGCCGCCCCGATCAGGGCCTCAACAGCAGAGAGCATTCCCAACGCCGTACTGACGCCCGAGGTGTTCCCTACGAGCACCCGGACGGCCAGGAGCAGGGCGGTTGTGGTAGCAATTCCAGACGATGAGCCGATCAACTCCAGGTAGTTTCCGGCCTGCGCGTCGAGCAGGTCCTCCCAGAACCAAGCCGAAGCCGTCAGCTCTGGGTCGAGCCACGACTTGGGGAGCAGGTCGGGGTGAAAGGTTCCGAGCGTCATGCCGCATCCAAGAAAAAGGCCGGCATACCCCCGGTCCAAGTGGCCTGGCCCACGAGGGCATTGGCGGGATTCGGGAGCGCGCCAGTCGAGACGGCGAACTGGAAGCGGTAGCCGTAGAAGTAGCCGAGGCTCATCTGGAGGTTTCCAGGAAGAGCATTCGGCGCCGTGGCGATCTGCCCCGTAGTGGCGGCGACGGTTGTGCCCAAGGCGCTAATGCCCGCGGTTGTTCCGGTCGCGTTCACGGAAACGGCGAGGAAGTAGTTCACACCCGCGGATAGAGCAAGTCCCAGACCCGACCCGGCAACGCCCCATGTGGCCGCCGCGGTGGAGAATGGCAGTTCCGCCGTCAGTCTTGCGAGGTCGGAGTATCGGTAGATGGCGCAGCGGTAGACGTTGGTCGTCGCACCAACCCCATAGAACCGGATGGTGTTGACGGTGATGTCGGCGTCAGGCCGGAAGGACGAGCACCGGGCCACCGAAGTCGTGATGTTGGTCGGGGTAGGGGCGATGTTGCTCGCCCTCTGGATGTGCCGCATGGCATGAACCGGGTCACCGCCGTTGAACGCGGCGATGAGCTTCCCGTCCCACGGGTGCGTCTCAATCAGCCCCGAGGACAGCGGGATGAACCCCTGCCCCTCGTCGTACAGGATCGACGCGCCGGGGCCTAGAACGCGCTTGTCCAGCTCCGCAATCGTGGTCCCGTCCGTGTGCTGGATCGTCACCGTCACGCTGGAGGTCGCGTGCTTGTTCCGCACAGAGAGCGTCTTGAGGTTCCGCTGAACGCTTGCTCCAGGAGAGGGAACAACGTCGGTTGTCGCGGCCGTAGAGATGGCGGTGTTCAAGCGCCCCGGAGTCACCGCCGTCCCGTTGTAATCCACCCAGGACGCGTGGACAGACACCGTGACCGCCTGCCCGGTGATGACCTGAACCTTGTCGGAGGTGCTGGTGAGGAGGATCATCGTCAGTCCTCAGAGAAATCCAGGTCCCCTGCTTTGACCTTGGCCGCCGAACCCACCCCGATGGTCTGCGTCTGGGTGAAGTCGCCCCAGTACAGCATGTTCCCGGCGGTCGCCGCATCAAGCAACGTCCACGCGACTATAAGGCCCCAAGCATTCACGGCCTCAGGGAACACGAAGTCAGTACCGTTCGACTTCGCCCCGCTGGCCGCAGCTGGGAAGTTGGTGGCGTTGTTCGTGATCGCCAGGCGCGTATAATCCGCGGCCGAGACCTCGGTGCCAGCACCCGAGTCATTCTGCCCGGTAGTGTACAGAGCCAGATAGACCGTCGCCGGGCGCGTGAAGTCCGGGCCTCCAAGGATGTGATTCAAGATCGAGTTCTCGAGCGCGTTTGACTTGCTGCCTGCCATGCGTGCCTCCTAGTTGCCCATCGCCAAGCGATGGAATAGAGCCCTTGTCTTCTCGTCCACCGCGGCCCGGAAGTCCTCTCCGTACCAGCCGAGCCAGGCCGTGAATGCCTCGGCGAATGCTTCCCATCGGTTCGTCTGCGCGTATGCCGTTACGGGCGCGGCCCTGAGACCGAAGTCCAATTGCTCATGTAGAGCATGGCCCAACTCGTGCGCAACCGTTTCCGGCTCAACCTCGACCGGGAGCACGACGGTTGGGACTCGGTTCGCCAACGGCAAATGCTTTTGGTGCATCGTCCACGCCACATGCGCCGTCGCGCTGTATGGCCTACCGTCTTTCGCTTCCGTGTACCGATGAAGTCCTACAAAGACGGGATCGACGCCGCAGCAGTAGTCAACGCCCGCCAGCCGCGCCATGATCTTGGGCGGGATCGACGCCTCGGCCACCTGGATAGCGTCATTGAACTGGTAACTCAACAGTCGTTTCATGCCGTCTCCCGAAGCGCCTTAGCAGCTTCGAGCAATGCGTCCTTCAGTTGGGTAAGTTCGTCTGCTTTCGGTTCCTCACGGGCGAACACGGCCCTTATTTCCCCGCGCGTCTTGGCGGTCTTGAGACCAGCAGAGACCCTCTCTCGTATCTCCGCCCGAAGGATATGAGACCCGAATTCGCGCCCCTCTTTGCCGAGGCGCAGCATCTTCGCCGTGAACTTCTCCCACGCCTCGAGCTCCTTGCGCTCCGCCTCTGTGGGTTCCTCTGTGATGACCTCGGCCCGCGCCTCTGACATCACCCCTGCGGGAGCAGCTGGCTCAGTGGGCGCCGGGACGGGCTTGTTGATCTCCGCCGGGAGCATCAGGCCGCGCTCATCTCCCAGTGGCTTGTCGCCGTAATACTCCTCGCGGATCTCGTCCACGGTGTGCGTCTTGGCGTACTCGGCCTGCTCCAGCAGCTCGGCCTCGCGGTTGGTGATCCGGATGTCCTCAAACTCACCAACCAGATGGTCCCCATAGAGAGGCAGAACGTCATTCGTGGCCTTCTCCGCCACCGCTACCAATGCGGGCCAGATCGAGAACGCGGTGAAGGTCTCCTTCCCGGCTACCGCGTTGGCCTCGGTGGCATTCACGTCGATCATTGACGCCAAGCCAGGCGCGAAGATCGACAGCAACTCCTCGCGGTTGGCCTTCCGGCCGCCCATGAACTCCATGTCCTTCTGCGAGGCCGATGCCCTGATCCACTCAACGCCACCCTTTCCGACGTTGCGCAGCATCATCATCTCGCGTGTCTGCGACCTGTCCCGCGCCTCTTTCTTCAGGCGCTCCCACTCGTCGTCGGGAACGAAGTCAGCAAATGCAAGGACGCTCGGGAGCTTGGCGTTGGACTCGCCAAAGAACCGGGCGTTCCACTTCTGCATCTGGAGGTCGCCGGCCGCCACCATTGAAGCAGCCTCGATCGGGGACAGACCAACGTACCGATTGAGCGGGTGGAACTTCTTGAAGTGGACAACCTCCCACGGTTCGAGCGGTCGTTTCACCCCGTCGCCCGGGTCGTACAGGTAGCCCTTCAGGTAGAGCTTCCCATCAGGGACGGGCTCAATCTGGTTCGGCGGGATGATCCACAACTCGTCAGGCGGCGCGCCGTCGCTCGATTTGTTGAGCCACCAGTACGCGTTGCCGGTCAGCGCGCGGAACGCGAAGGTCGACTCAAGGAACTCCAGGCGGGACTGCATAGGGTTCGGATGACGTAGGAGCTCGAGGAAGGGATGATCGGGAACGTCGTCCTTGTCCTTCCTGACCGTGAAGTCCACCGCGGCACAGGAGGTCGCCACGAGGGACACGGCCAGATGCACCCACGAGAGCTTCTGGAACAGGTCGGCCTGGGCGGTGATCCGCGACGGGTCCGGCAGATTGAACTTGTCCTGTTCGGCGGACGCGCTCAACCATCCGGGGAGAGGTCCCATCGCGGCCTTCCTGTAGCCCATGCGTCTCGCAAGTTCATCGATGAAGGTCATGTTAGAAGCTCACCAATGAGGCCCCGCCGCCTCGGCCGCTGGCGTAGGCAAGGACAAGGGCATCAGCAAGGTCGGGGCTTCGTCCCAGTCGTTTCCGCATTTCGTCCTTAGGTTCAAGCTTCAGCTTCCCGGCGCTCGTGTACTGGAACTTGATCGCCGTCAACTCCCCAACGAGGCGGTCGTACATCGCCTCGGACAATCTCGTCAGGTCGATCTTCCCGTCTCTGAAGCGCTCTCGAATCTCCCAGTACAGTTCCGCCCTCAGGTTCTGGAAGTGCTCCGAGTCCTTCGCCGCCTCGGCCACGTTCACCCCGTAGGCCGGGTGCTTGAGCTCGTGCAGCCTGTCCACTACCCCGCCGCCCATGCCGATCACGTCTACGTTGGCGGGCAACTTGGAGGCGACTACCCTTCCCGTCGTCGCCATGAGGTCGTTCCCGTGCCAGGTCTCGGCCATGAGAACGACCGGGCCAACCCGGCGGAACATGGCGCTGTCATCGTCCCCGAACCTCGCCACGTCGACGCCGGCGATCTGCTTCCACTTCTTGCCCTCGTCCGTTTCAAGCTCTGCCGAGAGGTCGTTCTGCCTTGCCCGCTCCACCCACGCGAGGCTGATGAGTTGGTCCTCGGCCTGCTCCGGGAACTCGCCCAAGACGCGGGCCTGATAGACCGGGCTGCTTTCACCCCACTGCTCACGTCTCGCCTCGGCCCACTCAGCGCTGATGCGGCCGGCCGCGATTGCCTCTTCGAGCTTGACATGCCGCACCCACCAGTCGCCCAGTCCCGGCGCCCTCCGGTGGATGTCGTAGAACCTGCCCCCTCTTGGTCCAGGAGTTGAGATGGCCAGCCAGTAGGCGTCTCCGGTCGCAAACGCGCCCTCCGCCGCGTCCCATGTCTCTCCGGGAATCTCTTTCGCCTCGTCGAACACATAGAGCAGGTTCGCCCCATGTGCTCCCTCAATCAGAGCCGGGGTGTCTGAGGCCAACGCAAACGCTTCGCAACCATCCCCGACCCGGAGCTTCTCCTGCAGCATCTCCGGCCGTGTTCCTCCGAGAGCCTCCCACCTTGCCCAGTCGGCCTTGCGCACCCACTTGTGGATCTCGGGCCAGAGGTACTCCTTGAGTTGCCTCCAGGCCGATGCGGTCGTCGGGATCTTCGTGTCGTCAGGTCTCGTGCAGGCGAACCACAGGACGGCCCACGCGGCAAGGGTTGTCTTCCCCAGTCCGTGAGGCCCCCGAATGGCGGCGCGCCTGCGGCCCCGTAGTTTCTCAAGCGCTTCGAGTTGATAAGGTGCCGTGTCGCCGCGCAGAATGTCGCGGACGAATCCTACCGGGTCGTCGCGATAGGCCAGCCAGCCAACGGCCGCCCTATGCCTCGCCTCTTTCCACGCCGCCTCCATCACCTGCTCTATGATCGCCGGCGGAATAGGAGGCAACGAGGGCGGAGAACTGCTCGACCGCCCGCGACTTGAACTCGTCCGGGTCATAACCAAGGCGTTCCAACTCCTGCCGCCACGTCATCGACACGTCCACCGGGAGAGGCACCTTGCCGTCGACGCGATCGGCAACGAATGAGGCCAGGCTCGCAGTCGGCTCGAAGAGCAGCGCCGCCACAATGCGGGCACAGATGGCCTTGATGGACGGAACGGTGATGGTTGCGGCATTGGCCGACTGAAGCATCGGCTTGAGCACCGGGTAGATCGTGGCAAGCTCCTTCGGCGAAAGCGAAAGAGCCTCGCGCAGGTTCGGTGCCCAGCTCTCTTCCGTCCTGGGCCTGCCGAGAACATTGCGGCGAGGGTCCGCGCCCTTCTTGAATGGTTTGCCCCTGCCCTTTATCTGCGCACGCGGCATCGTCAGCTTTTCTGCGTAACACGCCAAGAACCCGCGGGGTGCGGGCCTCGGCCGGCCTTAGTGTTCCGAGCTGATTTGGGCATGGCCCTGTCCCGGTATCCGGCCGCGGCTCCAATCAGAAACGAAATGGAGCCGGTCTACGGCTCCACGCTAGCATACGGAGGTGCCAGATGAGGCCCCCGGCCTACGGATCGCGGCACATCTGCCACTTGCCTCCATCCGGGTAGATCGGGACCACCCGGGACATGCGCATCAGAAGTCTCCGGGCGTCGTGGCGAGTCCAACCCGTCATCGCCGCGACGAGAGCCGGTGTCATCACCTCCCCACGGTCCAGGTGGTACATCACCCTGGCCGCGGCCTCGATGTGGGTGTAGCGCTCTCCGGTCGTGCGGAGCTGAGCGGCCTCGAGGGCGAGGGCGGCGGGATCATCCATCAGCGCCTCCCATGCTTCATCCTGACCGGCCGCATCCTCCGGCCGATCCTCACGAACCCGACGAACAGGCGATCCCCGAACAGCCAGCCCGTCCCCAAGGTCTGCCCTCCAAGTCGGTGGATGGCGACGCTCAGGTGGCGGAGGTCGAGTTTCTTGATGAATCGCATCAGATCGGCTCCTCTCCAGCCCGCTGGATGGCCCCCCGGAATGGGTTGTCCGAGTAGTCAACACAGATCGTCGGTGTGTAGAAGCCCTCGCCATCCGGCTCTCCCCATTCCACTCGGAGGCGATTGCCGAGGTGGTCTCGCGTGCACAACTGCTCCATCAGCTCGGGGCTCATGCGAACCTTCCGAAAGACATCGCCCTCGGCGCTCATCCCTCCCCCACCATCAGGTGATTGCGGAGGACATTCCCTTTCGGTTCAAGCAAGATCCCGTCGGGTGCTCCATCGATCTCCTCGCTCATCGGGATCAGACACCTCGTCGGCTTCCGGCCGTACTTCGTCTGGTAGTAGGCTGCCGCTCTCGAGACTCTCTCCCCCAAGGACTTCGGCTGGTCCGCGTACCACAGCATCCAGAGCATTCGGAACTCCTTCCTCGAATTGGAGACATTTGCATGCCTGAACGCGGCACGCGCCCGAGTTGTCGGTATGGCATGGCTTCAGGGCGTGTCCACAAAGGCAGATCACCGCTCGATCTCCTTGCGCACTTCGGGGCGAATACGAATATACGCGGCCCCGACCCCGCTCCAGTCGCCAAGGCGGAATGCATCAAAGTAGAGAAGGGTCTTCGGATCGCGCAGCGCCCGCGTATACGCGAAGAGTTCATTGGCAATGCCGCGCGCCTCGGCCAAATCCCTTTGAGCGGCAGACAACTTGTCTTGGATTACATCGCGCTCAACCTCCGCGGCCATGCGATCAATCTTATCCAACAGGGCCCGTCCTTGAGCGGCAGACAGCTTCACTTCCGCCTTGGTACATTGGCTTTTCCACTGGCCCGCCTCCCACAGGTACATGCCAGCGTCTTCGTTGGCCTTCTTGGCACTTGCTTCCGCATCCGCCAACTGGCGGCGGGCTTCGGAGAGGTCGGCTTCAAGCTGGCGCATCTTTGGCGTGCTCACATTGGCATCGAACCAGTCCACGTTGAAACTGACGGCAATGGCGTCATCCATCTTCCGACTCCTTCCCCTCAACTCCCTCAAAGCCAATGAGGCGCTCAATGAGCGCGATGGCCGCCTCGAGTAACCGACAGAAGATGCAATCACAGGTGCCCATCATGTCCTCTCGTTTCCTCCGGGACTTGCAGCTAGACTTGCTTGCCCGGTATCGTTGGGCGCGAAGGTAGAAACGCCAAGCGCTTTACGCCACTCCTGGCATGCGTCCGCCTCGGCCATCTGTAGGTTGAAGTGGGCATCGCACTCTGCGCCATTCTTGCACGCGGAGCAATTCAGCCAGTGCATGGAGGTTGCCTTGATGGCCCCATCGTAGGTCAGGCTTGTTCTCAGCAGGTCGTCCATAGTCGCCCAGACTCCCTTCACTAGTCAACGCGAACATTCAAGTCCGCGGAGCGTCCTAGATCCCATCGCGTCAAGCATGTCGGCCCTCTCACAAGCCAGTACTCTCCCGTCCGAAGCACACGATCGACACTCCTCCAGCATCGGACACGGAGCGCACGCCTGCATGTTCGTGTTGCCCGGAAGCCTCTTGAACCTCGCCTTGGCTATGATCCTCATCGGCTCCCGCCTGGTGGTTGTTCTCACAAGACACGCGTCGCAGAGATACGAACCCGACTTCATCTTGTTCCCGCAGGAGCAGCGGGCGTAGGCGATGTCATCGCGGCTCATCACGGCTCCTCGATCTCAATCCCGTGGCACGCCTTCATCAGGCGCTTCTTGATCCGGTAGACGTCCGTGTAGCAACCCTTCGGGTCCTCGACCACTTCGGCCCGCCGCTCGTTGTCGTAGTAGACAAAGTCGGCAACGTATCGACAGATGTGCTCGCCCGCAACGTCCAGGTCGTACCACACCTGACGCCGCAGGTCTCGGATCAAGCCGCCACGCTCCATCGCCTGCAGCTCGACGAAACGCCGCGCCTCTTTCCGGCTGTGGAAGTTGATCCCATCCACGGTCGTCGGCTGGTTGCGGAACTTGAGGCGGCTCGTCATAGATCCCCCTCGGTCAGCTTGCGGACGCCCAGACAGAGCTCGACGCTCCGCGGACTTGCAGCGGAGTCCGGTTCACTCGTATCGCTGGGCGACAGCGGAAGAAGCACTTGCGCCTCTTCAATCCTGCAGCGCGCCAACTCAAGATACTCAGGGCTCATGTCGATCCCGACGAAGTCTCTACCATGCCTGATCGCCACAGCCCCCGTTGTCCCGCTGCCGCAGAACGGGTCCAGGACCACATCGCCAGGCTTGCTCCCCGCCAGGATGCACGGCTCCACCAGCTTCTCGGGGTAGGTGGCGAAGTGAGCGCCCTTGTACGGATGCGTCGGGATCGTCCACACGTCGCGGCGGTTGCGGGTTGGGCGCGGGATGCCATCATTTCCCCGCACACCATTCGGGCGGACGGCATCGTTCACAAAACTGTTTCCGCCCGTGTATGATCCCGCACCACGGAACTCGCGCCGATTGCCCGCATCGCTGGTGGTCTCCTCGACTATCGCCTCCGCGTCGTAGTAGTACCTCGGCTGCTTCGTCAGCAGGAACAAGTACTCATGCGCCTTCGTCGGCCTGTCCCTAACCGACTCCGGCATCGGATTGGGCTTGTGCCAGATGATGTCTGACCTGAGATACCAGCCGTCGGCCTGAAGGGCGAAGGCAACGCGCCAGGGGATGCCGACGAGGTCCTTCTCCTTCAGCCCGTCGGGGATGGCTGGCCCGCGGTTCCCCTCGTCCGCCTGTTGATTCGTCAGGTAAGTAGACGCGCCCGCCTGGAACTTCACGCCTCGGCGCGGGTCTCTGGCATAGCAGTCCCCCAGGTTCAGCCACAGCGTCCCGTCGTCTCTCAGGACCCTCCGTACCTCCCTGAACACCTGGACGATGTTGGCGACGTACTCCTCCGGAGTCTTCTCCAAGCCGATGCCGGCGTCGTGGCGAACGGCGCCGCACTTGCCGCAGGTCTCCTTGAAGGCGGCCACCACGCCAGGAATGATGTGCCTATCGTCGGCATACGAATCATTCGACCTGCCATCGCCGTGCGGAAGTTGACGACGCTCACTCGGGTGCCGATGATCACACCCAGCATCCCCGCCCTCCCACGTCGCAAGCCCGTAGTCCCTCAAGCCCCAGTACGGCGGACTTGTAACGCAAACCTGAACCGTCTCGTCGGCCAGCGGAATATGCCGCGCGTCTCCACGAAGGATCACAGCTCCCCCACCGGCCGCGCCCGATCGGCCAGGCCATGAAGCATGCCAGGAACCTCGGGCCGCCTCGTGCCCTGCCTCTGAGGCGCGCGCTGCCCCGAACACTTTGGGCAACCGTAAGATGCCGTCCTCTCGATCAGATACCAACCCTTCTTGCCAAACCCGTCACCCTCGAAATAGGTGGACGGCTTCCCCGTCCCGATCGGCTGCTTCGACGGGCCCGCACCGAGGAGGCTCACATACACGAGGCCGTCATCGTTGCAGTTCTGACAGGCGGCAAGCGGCTTCGGCTCGACGATCCGGTGGACGGCCAGCTTTCCAGATGAGATGTGCGCCTTGATCTCGGCTAGAGCGAGGTCGGGAAGAGTCGGGATGAACATGAGTTAGGCCCTCATCGACGGCGGGATAAACGGCTCGGGCTCGACGGGAAGCGTGCCGGCTCTCAGGCGCTCCCCGTACTCCTTGTCGGTCATCTTGGCCGGCTTGCCGTTGTCCCCCGGCCTTCCGATCTGTGGGATCTCCTTGCGCTTGAAGAACTCCAGCATCCCGTCCGTGTTCATCGGGTTCCAGCCGAGGCCGATCCACGCCCGGACAACCTTCCGCCACAACTCAACGTCTTCCGGATCGGATCCCACAACGGCGTGCATATCGGCTTGGAGGCTCTTGACCGGCCAGCGGTGAACGATGTCTCTGAACGCTTGGGAACTTGGGTACTCGGCGGGGATGCGCGACCGACGTTCTTTGTCGGTCGGCTGTTCTGAAGTACTGTTACTGTTACTGGCGCGATTCGGAAATTTCTCGGATACGGTATAGCCGTGGACGGCGTCAGGCTCAGGGGTGGAAACGGGGGCTACATCTAGGGGGCTCAAGTCTCCGTCCAGGTACCGCCGCTTCAGCTCGCAATCGGGGATGTCGGCAAGCTGGGCTTGGATCATGGCGGCCACCTTCGGGCTACCGTTCTCGTTGTACTTGCGCAGGTTGGGAACCCAGATGTACGGTGGCGCGTACAGAACCTTCCCGGCCTCGCCGAACCGGTGCAGCGTCAGCGTGATCGCGTCCGTCCTCAGGCCGGTCTCGAAAGCCATCGTCTTCAGGGGCAGCTCATAGAGTCCGCACAACGTGGAGTGCTCGTTGCTGAAGGTGTATACGAACAGCAATTTCTCCTCGGGCAACAGGTCGAGGAACCATGCGTCCTGCCAGATGCGCGTGTGGATCTGTCGGTAGACGCTCACTTCTCCGCCATCTCCTTGAACCACTCAACGTAGCTCACCGCCCGTAGCCGTTCGTTGTCCAACGGATCACGCAACAGCGGACACTCCCCGACGAACACCTCGACCGGGCGCTTCCATCCGCCATCGAACGGCCCCATCCCCCACCTCTCGGCGGTGTCCCATCCAACCTCGACAACCTCGCCTCGCCAGACGACCATCTCGTAGACCTGCCCGCGCACTCCGGCATCGCATACGCGGAACGGACCCTCAAAGCCCGTACCGGGATTGATCCACACCGTCTTGCCGAGGTCGGCCGGACTCATCATGGCAACGCCGTCGATTGCGCCGTCCATCCATTCCTCGTATGTCACTCCGGCCATGTCCGCCCGGTACTGGCAATTGGCCGTCATGACTCCCGGCGCGTAGAAGACGGCCCCGCCACGCGAATATTCGGGCGCCGGCGCCATCCAAGCCGCGAGGGAGATCAGAAGACCCAGGGTGAGGTTGTTCATGGACAGAGCAACATCCACCAGATCAGCCCGGCGGCCGTGAACATCGCGCCCAGGAAGAAACTCGTCAGACGGTCGGCTTCCTCTGGCGTGATTGGATCCATTCCGAACAGGCAGCGGCGAAGCGGGTCGGTCATGTAGCCTCCTCTGCGTCGGAGGAGTCGCGCCGATTGCGCTCCTTGCGGGCGGTTGCGGCATCGCAGTCCTTGTGCCCTGGCCCGGAGTGCATTTCCTCCCACAGGCGCTCTAGGTCTTCAAGCACCTTGGCGTTATTGGTCGTCGTATTCCACGCCGAGCCACAGATGCAATAGAGGTTCAGACTCCGCGTCGTCATAGCAACTCTCCCTGTTTCAGCGGAAGCGCACGAAGCGCGTCCAAGCCCCTCCGCCTCTGCTGCCTCACGCGGTGGAGGATCGACGTCATGCGGCCTCCCTGAGCGGGATCTTGTACTTGGCGGCCAGGGTTTCCCACTTCACGAACGGGTTGAGGAAATCCGGGTCCGATAGGAGTTCGGCCACCATTGCAGCGCCCTTGTTCGGTGGCGGATAGTTCTTGTCCTCGCAGAGAGCGATAGCCACCAGCATTCGACGACAGTCCTCGAAGGACGGGATCATGCGAAATCCGGTCTTCTTGTGGAGTATGCGAACCCATCTTCGCCCGCCATCCTTGTCGAAGAACTCGACGGCGAGTTTCTCCTCAGACCTCATTGCCCCAACTCTCCCAACCCGGACGCGTCTGCCGCGCAAACATCTCCAGGTATGGCCCCTCATACATGCTCTCGATGGTCCCGTAGACGACATCGGGCTTCTTCGAGTGAACCGTGACGCCGGCCGTTATGACTGAGGCCGGCTTGATCGCTGGGTGCATCTTCTCGCCTCGGACCGCCAACAGGAGAAGCTCATGCCGACTCGTGACGAACCATCCAATGGATGGGCCACGCTCTTTCACCCAGACAAGATTCGTCTTGTACTCGAAGCCCCACGCCTCAACGACGCGCATGGCGTCGGGCAGCATGGCATTCGTTGCCCACATGAACAGGACAGAGCGCGCCGCGGCAGGAACGACGATCTTGCAGATGTCGTCCGTCGCCAGCGTTGGGTAGTGACTCTCGGCGGACTGCTCCAGGCCGGAATTGTCGAATTGCCAAGGCGGGTCAGCGTAGATGACTCGATACTGGCCTTTCGGGATCGCGGGGACTTCGACCTGACGGGGGAACTTCGCATCGATCTCGGCCCGGAACTCGGGCCACGACAGGCCGCGCTCTCGGGCGTCGCACAACTCCTCGACCGCGTTGCCGGGGCCGCCCGGAATGCGTTGCCTAGCCAGGTCGGCCCACGAGAACGGAACCCCGGCCTCGCAAACTAGACTTCTAAGTCTAGTTTTCCTCGGGAAGTACGCAGCCGTCAGATAGACGCGATTGCCATAACTCTGGCTCCAGGTCCCGGCCCTAGAGAGAACGGCGATGGTCTTCTTTCCCTCTTTCGGTGGCCTGCCCTCAGACGCCTCCGGGACCGCGTGCAGCATCACATCGCCGCGCTCCCAGACGGTCTCCTCCCCAGCTTGCGAGAGGTTGACCATCGCCTGCTCATGATCCTCATAGGTCTTGAGTTCTCCGAAGTCGATCACATGCCCTCCGAATGAAAGGTCCGCCCGTGACACAGGAGCGCGTTCATGGCAGAGCGCGAGGCAAGCGTCACGGACGGACTTTTCATCTGGAAGCGGAATGCCTCCCACTCTGCCATGATTCATTCTACCACGGATTCACCTTGGCCGGGCTGCAGCGACTCTCGGCCACTAGCAGCCCGGCCTCAAGGAGGAGCGGGACTCATGCGCCCCCAGCGGTAGCGGATACGGACGGCGAGGGGGACGCCGACCGACCACAAGCAATCTCCGCTACCGCCGGCGGGTCACGAGTCAATCTCGTTCAGCAGCGAGCCGACTTTCAGCAGCAGCTCCAACGCCCCGGTCTGCCCAATCCCGGCCGGGTGCATCCCCGATCGGGTCTGGGTCTTGAGGCGCTCGATCTGGCGCATGAGGACGACCTGCTCCTCCTGCGGGCGGTCCCGTAGTCGGTCGAGAAGGTAGCGGGAGAACGGCTGTTCTGGCTTCATTGGTGGTTTGGTCTCCAGAACTAGCCTACCACGGCTTCCCCCGGGCGAACCTTAAAGTTTCCGTTTTGGGCAATTCTTTAAGGTTCAGCCGGGCGGTTTGGCCTCATAATTGGGGCACAAGGAGGAACGAATGAACACCAAGCACAAGCTCGCACTCGCCGCCGTTCTGGCCCTCGCCCTGGCGGTCCTCGTTCTGATCGTGGCCGCCAAGTTGGACAATCTCAAGTCGGGCGGCCCATACGAGAACATGTCGAAGAGCGAATACTACCAGGGCATTCCCAGCCCCGAGGCCCCGACCGAGACACCTTGGTGGAAGGCGCTGCCGAGTGATCCTTGGGAGCTGGACAAGACGAAGCCGGAAGGCCACAAGCAACCGGCGCGGCCTCATGGGCGGCTGACCCCGCACTACTCCGGCCAGAATGGACTCTGACATGACCTACACACCCGAGACGCTGAGAACATCGTGCAGACAGGTAAGGGCGCGGCCGCAGGCGCTCAGGCTCAATCCAGACATCGTTGAGGATCACGCCGACGCATGGCAGGTGGACTTGTCGAATGCCGATACGCGCATTACCTCATTGATGGCCGATAGAGACGTATGGCAGGCCCGAGAGACGGAACTGCTGGAGGCGCTGAAGGCCGTCATGGCCGAATGGCGGGATGGATACGGCCTCAATTGTGTCGATCAGGTCTGCGCCGCAATTGCCAAGGTTACAAGGGAATAGAACATGCCAGCACATAGCACCAAGGAAGAGAACCGCGCCTGGAGAAAGAAGCACGCCGCAGAACTGCGCGTACAAAGCGTAAGGACGCGTCGGCACCTCAAGGAAGCGGCGCGTCGATGGGCGGAGTTCTTTGTCCACTACGGAACGAGATGCCAAACCTGCGGGCACGATGACATATCGCACCTAACCATCGCCCACATTGGCGGAGGTGGAGGGGCGCACCGCAAGAGCATAGGCACGGGGCGGGGAACGGGAAGCGTTGCCGTCCTTCGCAATCTAAAGACCCTGGGATGGCCCCGGCGCGTTGACCTTGGAGACGGGAAAACCACTCAGATCGGCGTGCAGTGCTGGAACTGCAATTCATCGGATGCCAGGCCAAGGGACTGGAAACGCCTTGTGCTTGCCCAGCTTGCCCAAGAGAGGCTGCTATGAACGCCTACTGTGCCACCTGCCGCAAACGAACGTCCCACCGCCGGACTCAGTTCGGTGCCGTCTACCGCTTCTGGTGCCAGATCTGCGGGACGGAACTCAGCGACACCTCCGCCCATCTAGAGGAGATGCGCAAGCCGTCGCCGAATCAATCCGCCATCGACGCCGCTGCAGCCGAGGCCCTTAGCCGACTGCCCGGGCCGGTGCGGATGGGATGGAAGGGCGATTGATGGAGCGGCCAACGCTTGCCTTCTCCGAGTCTCGCCGGTGTGCCCAATGCTACGGGCCAATGGTGCTCAAGTGCATTGAGGATGAGTGGGCTGTCGTCTGCCCGAAGGGGTGCCTTCCCGGGGGCCATGTCAGCGCCAGCTACGTCGAGAGGCGCGAGCAGCAGGACGCGATCGACGCCGCCAAAGTCGCGGCGAATTACCCGGAGTTCAATCCGCGCACGTTCACGCCCGAGGAGCGCGAAGCCAACAAGCGCGCCCTCTTCGGCGAGTAGGAGGAGACCATGCCAATCCGAGGACTTACCGATCGTGCCGCGTCCTTCCCGGAGATCGGCCAGGTGCGCAAGGGCGCCCCGAAGCCAGCCGACGGGAAACGGCCCGGCGCCGACCTGACGTGGTTCCGCGTCGAGTTCGATGAGCGCGAGGTCGAGGCTGCCGCCACGTTCAAGGGAGAGTACGGCGAGCAACCCGACGAGATCAACGTCCTGCTTCCGTTCAATGTGGTCGATGAGAACTTCGACGCTTGGCGCGAGGCCTATGTCGCCGGCGGGCTGATCCACCGATGCGACGGCGATCGCATTCAGTACGAGCTCGGCCACGGAGCCAAGCCCGCCGTCGTTGACGGTCGGCCGGAGAAGAAGTGTGATGGCACGGCCGGATGCAAGCCGGTTGGCCGCCTCAAGGTCCTCGTCCCCGAGTTGCACCGCCTTGCCTACCTGACGGTCATGACAACCAGCCTTCATGACATCATGAACTTGCACCGCCAGCTCGAGGCGCTCCTGCAGATCAACGGCAAGCTATCTGGCGTCCCCCTGAAATTGCGCCGACGCCCGATGATGATTAGCACGCCATCGGGCCCGGACGGAAAGCGCGCCCGGCGCGAGAAGTGGCTGCTCTCGATCGAGGCCGACCCGCAGTGGGTCAAGGCGAAGATCCTGGCGATGAAGGCGGCGGCTCTCCCGGGCAATGGATTGGGCGAGGACGTGCCCATGCTCGAGGCGCCGGATGAGCCGGACGAGGGCGGGCCGGAGTGGATTGAATCTGTCGTGACGGCTGGCGAGGTTGCATCTGAAGCTGCCGTCCCTGCGGGCCGCCCATATCCTCCCGAGGTCTTGCGGACCAAGATCCTCGACCGGACGATGGCGAACGAGGGCAAGGCGTGTTCTGCCGAACAACGCGGCCTCGCGATGGGCATGCTCAACGAATGCTTCGCCGGTCAGAAGGACTCCGAGAAGCTGCGCCATTCGGTGCTCAAGTTCCTCTGCGAAGTCACGAGCGGGAACGACCTCCAGCCGGCGCAGGTGCTTGCCCTCCTGGATTGGCTCAAGCCGACGAAGGACTCTGGCGGGGCCTACAAGCCCGATGCCGACGCGGTTCGGGAGGCGCAAGGCATTGTTCGCGCCGTCCTGCTCGAGGCCGGGCAGACGACGCTGTTTGGCGAGTGACCGATCCGCTGCCGGCCCTGACTGACATACCGACTCGTTCGGCTGGCCTCTCCGAGATGTGCGCGAGGCCTTGAGCGGGGGGCGGCGGATACAGGAAGGCGAACCCCAAATGAGGCCATTCCAGCCATTGACAAATCGCCCTAAACGGGCTATAAACGGGCTAGGCATGGCCAGGACAATCAGGACCAATCGTTTTCGTTATAGGCGCCATTGGGACGAGCTGACGGCTCTGTACGGAGTTCTTTGCTATTACTGCCGCGAGGAAGTGGCGACCACGATCGACCACGTTGTTCCCTGGTCATACGATCAGGACGACAGTCTGGAGAATCTCGTTCCGGCCTGCTCCCTGTGCAACGCCCTGGCGTCAAATAAGCACTTCGAAGACGTTCGGCAAAAGCAGCAGTTCATCCTGAACAGGCGGAAGGAGCGGGGGCATCGGAGAGCAATTTGCCCCGACTGCTTCCTGCCCTATGCGTACCGAGAGCACTCGCCATCAATCATTCTGTGCGCCGAATGCTACGATGCGGAATATGGCACCGGCTATTCGAAGCGCCCGGCATGGAAGTCATGGCTCGACGTTCTAGCCTTGTCGGGCGTTCTTCCGGAGGCCCACGCAATCCTCAGAGAGCATACGGCCGGCTTCCGAGTTAGCGACAAGAAAGGCAGAACCAGTTTCTTGGCAGACGCCTATGAAAAAGTCATCGCTGCAGATTGACGAGAGCAAAGTGCTTGAGGCGCGGCTTGCCCTATGTCGGCGCTCGGAAACAGAGTCGTGGTCCGAGATCGCCAGAAGCGTTGGGCTGCCGAAGAGCACCGTCTACCATTTCGCGAAGCGCGATTACCTACCCAAGAACCCGAAGGCGCTGGCAAGGCTCATTGGCAGGAGGGCATATGACGTCGGGACCATTGTTGTGCGAGTGCGCCGCGATGGATCCGGAAGATTCGCAAAGGAATAGGCCACCCCCGCCGCAGGGCCGTGGACAGGAATTGAACGCGGGGCGTGCAGATTTCAACAGGCGCCGCAGAATCACTAGTTGGGCGGTCGCCCGAAGGAGATGAGGGAATGGCAGCAATGGAAAATGCTTTTGCCGAGGCATGGGCCGGACGGTTAGACGCCGCGCATCATCAAGACATTGCCCGAGAGTGGTGGAACCTGGGTTGGCTGGCCCGCGGTCTCGCCGCCCAACAAGTCGCTGAAGCTGACCGGGCCGGGCGGCAGGATGCCCTGCGGTTGGCGCTGGCCTATCTGTCGGCGCATGGCCCTGCTGGTATCGAGGACATGCCTGCACACGTTGCCGCCGTCTTGGCGTGCGAAGCCGCCCTCGGCCCGGCAGCTTAGCTCCGGTCCGTTGGGCGGTCGCCACTAACTGGAGCGTGAAATGCCAGCAACGACAGATCAGTTTGATAAATGGTTCTTGCCTCAATGGAATGCCCACATGGATCATGTCTTGGCGGAGAAGGCATTCCGTGCGGGATACGCCGCCTGTGAAGTCGCCGCCCAACAAGTCGCTGAAGCTGACCGGGCCGGGCGGGCAGAGCAGGCGCGCTCTTGGGTGGAGAAGATTCACAAGGCGAGCGCAGATGTGCTTCACGAACACGAGGAGGGCCAGGACGTGGAACTGGTCGCGCTCACAATCTTCGACTGGGCGCAGAGAGCATTGGCCGCCCTCGGCCCAGCAGCTTAGCTCCGGTCCGTTGGGCGGCTATTCGTAGGGCGTCCACTTCACGCCGCGGGCCTCGTAGGCCGCGGCGAGTTTCTTTGCCTCGTCCGCCGACATGTAGCGCCCGACCAGCGCCAGCAGGATCCCCGCGAAGGTTGGGTTGTGGTCCCGCTCCATCGCCGCCTCACTCGTTCCCGGGTGGTAATCGAGGACGTGGCCCAGCTCGTGGAGCAGGCATTCTTTCGTAAGAGAGAACGGACTGAACTCGACAACCGCCACGTTGTCCTCAAGCACGATCCCGGAGAGCTTTCCAAAGATCGGGTACTTGAGTCGGATGTGCTTGACGGTTGACCTATCCCGCCACCACTTGGTTCGGGTGATCCAGTCATACCAGCCTTGGGCGGCGTCAGGGGTCGGCGTGCCGTACTCGGGCCACACGTCGTTCTCTGAGTCGTAGAGCTTATGCCGCTGCTTTAGTTTTGCCATCGCGCCGCCAGAGAACCCAGCCCCGGATAGAGAGCGCCGTGCAGATCAGCGACGACGGGAGCAGTCCCCACTGTCCCGTGACGATGAGGTAGTAGTCCCATAGCGCCCAGCCGATGGTGGCAACGGGGAACGACCACGGGTGCTTGTGGCCCATGAGGTAATACTGCCAAATTGTCCCGGCCCCGACAATGAATCCGAGGGCCTGCAACCAGACGCTCATGTCTTTTTCGCCACCGAGTAGGCATAGCAGTATTTGCCGTCGATGGACGCCATCCGGCGCGTCATCTTTCCTTCCCTTACTAGACCCTTCAATACCCTCTCCGAGGCCGACCTGCTCAAGCCCCTGAGCTGGGCGAATCCGTCCACCGAGATCTCGTCCGGGCGGATGGGGTCGCGGATCTCAACCGAATTGAGGAAGGCTTCGAGCTCATCCCGCATTGCGTCGATGTCAGCGGGCATAGAGGACCTCCTTCGTCGTGTAGTCGAGCGTGCGCATGAACTCGTGAGGTAGTGAGGCTTTCCCGTCCGCGATCTCGAAGGCCACCATCCCGACGGTGATTTTCTCGGGAGACTTGGCGACCTTGCGGGCGTAATCGTCGATGAACGAGTAGGACGGGAGGATCACCGACTGGGTGCGCCAGGTCTTCCCACGTGCGCGCCGGGTCACGATCTCCGAGACATACTGGTGGTAGTGGCCGCGCAGGAGAACGTCCGGAGGATCCTTGCCGTCCATCAGGCAGTCGTCCATGATGCTCTGTGTATAGAGCCGGAGAATGTTTCCCCGGAGCCAGTTGCGGACACCGGGAGGAGCACCGTGGTGGGCGAGATTGAACCGAACACCGGCGATCTCCGGCCGGTAGTGGTAGGGCACATCGACCTTGCGCCCTGCAGCTCTCAGCCTGGATGCGATGGAGAGGGCTCCGGATCCTTCCTCGAGTTCGTGGTACCCCGTTCCCTTGATGAGGATGATGCGCTCGAGGTTGGGGAGAATGAGCCAGGGCTGGAGGTTCATCCAGGCGATCTCCTCCTGGTCGGCAATGCGCGACGAGACGAGCTCGCGCCCTCTTCCGTTCCCGCCCTGCATGATGTCGCCGTGGTGGATCAGCACAATCGGGCAGCCGTCCGCCAGATCGGCGGTGCGCTGTACGTCCTCTAGGCACCAGGGCCAGAGCGCCTGTTGGCTTGGGCCCGGCATCGGTCTCCACGGAGTAAGGTTCCCCTCCTCGTCCTCGTCGTAGAGGATCGTCTCGGGGTTCATCAGCGCCAGCTTGTGCCCGGCGTGGGTGTCACTGATTGCGGCCAGGATGACCCGCGACGCCTCTGGCCGGCTGTGTGCCAGCATCTCACCTACGGTCGGCATTCGACCTCCAAGAGGGAACAGGGGGCCGTCGTGAGCCATTCTCACATCGTGGGAACAACCCACGACGGACCCCGAAGCCGTCCACCGAAGCGGACGGGGGAGCTACTTCTGGAGAAGCGCGACGATCCGCTTCACGACGATCTCATACGCCAACATCTGCAGCGAGAACAGGCTGACGATGAGCTGGCTCCAGCCGCCGAAGTCCACGGGCAGAGCGGCGCCGGAGAGAACGAACGTCCCGACCACCGCACCCGCCGACACGACGAACGCGACGATCTGGGTCGCCAGCGCGGGGACTTCCTTGCCGGCCGCCTTGAAGCCCTCGCGGATTGCCAGGGTGATTGCTACCACCAAGAACGGCAACAGCACGAGGATCGACGGGGCAATGCCTTCGATGAGAATGGGATCGAACACCTGAACCTCCTACTTCTTTCGCCGCCGGGGTGCGGCCGTTCCGTTCTGCTTGGCCTCGATGGCCGAGAGACTGCCTGTGAGTTGCCGTACCACCTCCTGCATACGGTCCCGCGATTGGCGAGATTCCGACACGGACTCCCTGATGGCGATCACCAGCCCGTCAACTGCGTCGCACTGTCTTGCGGTCGACGCCTCTAGCTTCGAGAGGAAGCCGTTGGATAGCACCTTGGATTGCGCCTCATAGACGGCCACAATCTTATCGACCGTTCCCTTCGACACGATCTGCCCGGTCCAGAACAAGAATCCGAACACGGCCAGAACGCCGACTGTTCCTACTCCCTGCGCAATTGCTACCCATTCGGTCACTCAAACCTCCACGGAGACGATTTCAACGCTGTGAGGATGCCGCACCTCGACCCTTATGGGCGCGGGCGCGGGGATAGCGACGCCTCCGTAGAGACCGTCGAACCATGTGCGAGAGACGTAGTTCAGGTCGAGGGCGCCGCTGCCCTTCTCCGAGAACTGCCAGATGACCGGAGAGGCGATGCCCTTCCACCCGTCGGGAACGGAGGGCGTGAAGCTGTTGGAGATTGGCAGACGCGAGTCAACTTCCTCGAACTCGTAGGCTTGCCTCCATGTCCCGTCGGAGTTCTGGACGAAGAACGGGTAGTGTGCGCACCATAGGGGAATGTGCGCCTCCCACCCATGAGTGACCCAGGCGTTCCACCACCAGGAAGCCGTGTAGCACCCGGTCTTCGCCCAGGCCCATCGTCTGGCGGCCTCAGAGAACACGTCCTTGAGGTAGCCCGTGATCTTGTCCTTCGTCTGCCCGTCCGTGCGTTCGCAGTCCATCCAGATGGCCTTGGGTCTGGCCGATCCGATCTGCGACGACCACAAGTCGAAGGACGACCCGAGAGGCTTTGTCGTGTTGACCACCAAGTAAGGCTCGATGCGCGCTGTCAGCGCTCCCTGCGCGAGACCATAGGCCACATCGGGAACGACCTGCCCGCCAGCCGCCCGGGCAATAACCAGCTTGGGCTGCTTTGCCATGATCTCGGCCGCCCGGACGTTCCCATTGGAGTCCAGGTTCCCGGCCCAGATGTCGATGCAGCGGAGGTTGTCGGTCGATTGCCACATGGCTAGAACTCCCTGATGATCCTCTCTGCTCGATATTCGCCAATCATCGGGCCCATTAGCCCGACGAACTCTCCGATGAGTGCTCTCAGTTGCCCGTTCCCCTGGCCCTGAGACGACGCCCCCGATGACATGTTTGCAAGAATGTCGGAAAGGTCATTCAATAGACCCTTGGATTTGTGGGTCCAGCTATCGATCATGCCCCCGGTCTCGTCAACCGGCATGGCTACCCCGAGCTCTGGCCCGACGCCCTGGCGATGATGATCTCGCCCAGGTCCATCCGGCTTGTCGTTGTGGTTGCTACGTCGCTCTCGCTGTCCCAACTCACCTCTTCGATGTACCCGCAGGTCGGGTCGTCGACGAGGCTGTCATAGACGACGGACGTGACAGGCGCCCAGCCGGCGTAGCGGACCCATGCGTCGGCCCTGATCTCCCAGGGCTCTAGTCTGTTGCCGACGGCGTCCAGGAGGCGGCGATCGTCGGAGGCGAGGTCGTCAACGTAGGCGACGATCCGTTTCGGCGGGTCGGAGGAGGGCCTGAGAGGAATGCCGGTGATGGATGCGGCCACGGCGATGGTCCAACTCATCGTGACCGAAGCCGCGCCAGCCTCTTCCGAACAGCCGATCCGCGGGAATGTCGTCCCGCCGCCGGACTCAATCTGCGCCCGTTGCGTCTGCCCGGCCCCGACCGTGAAGACCTGGCCGGCAGCCGTGTGGCAACTCCCCACGATGTCGACTACAAGTTGACCCGACTCGGAAGTCACCGCAACGCTTGGGTTTGTGGCCGCGTCTGCTCCGGCGGATGTGCCGAACGGAGTCGCCTGATCCACGCCGGAATACGTCAGCGCGGCGACGGCCTGGAAGGTCCCCGATCCGGTGATGACCACATTGGCTGTGCCGATTGGAGGCCCGACGAGATACCAGTAGGACAGATAGATGCGGCCCCCGCTTTGGCGCTCGAACTTCTTGGTCAGCGGATACCCGGCATAGGTCACAGCAGTGACTTCCGAGTACCAGTTGTTGATTGCGACGATGAGGATGCGGTCGTTGTAGCTATCGACGATGTGCGAAAATGTTGTCGCGGTGGATGTGGTAGCGCGGACGAATGCGATGGCCATCTAGGCAGACCCCACAGTCGCGCTGGCGGCGGCCGCCGGGACGAACTGGAACACGCGGTTGTTGGTCATCCGGGCAAGCCAGCGTTTCGGATTGGCGTCTCCCAAGCGGGCTATGTCTTGGATGATGTCGCCGGTCCTGCGGTCGACGTCGTAGACCTCGGATACAGGAGTGGCGTTCGATCTGATTTCCGTGCTCGCCACGAACTGCCCCTTAGCCGCAACGATGGTGGTCACTTCTGCAGACGCACCCTGCGAGGCCCCGCCAGTCGCGTTGTAGCACTGGTTGTTGAGCGTGTCGAAGTAACCTCTACAGATGATCTCTAGCGTGTACTCTTCGTCCGGCCTTCCCGGTCCTGATCTGGTAGGCTTCGGTTGCCGGTTGAGGGCGAGGTACTGCTTGCACTTCGAGTCGGCAACAACCGAGTTCTCCAGCTCCCCGCCCGTGAGAACGTAGTCCCTGATCCCGTAGCGCGCCTGACTGGTCGCGTCCGCCTGTGCATCTGATCTGACCGTCGTCCCTGAACCAGTCACACGGTAGCGCATCCAGACGTTGTTCGCCACGCGGTCCATGCTGATCTTGATCTCGGCGGTCTTGCGGTTGAGGGTCATCTCATAAATGAACCCCTCCCAGCATTGGACGCCCTGAGAGCCCGATCCAGAAAAGAACTTCACATCGCGCATGAGTCCGTTCAGCATGAAGTCTGCCAGGTAGTCGAGAGGGCCGGTCATGGTGATGTTCGCCCGGTAGTAACCGCCTTCTGCTCTTTCGGAGGCCGAGCACTTCCGCCAGCCGATCATGCCCAGGGAGGGTCGAGGGGAGAGGGTGATTGCGTCTACGCTCTCGCCGCCCGTTATTCCAGAAGCGTCATAGCTCACGATGACGATGCCAGAGCCGCCGATTGCCCCCGCCCCGCCAGTGGGCGCTCCTGCCGCTCCACCACTTGCTCCGTTGCCCGTATTGGCCGCCCCCGCGACTCCATTCGCCATCCCCGTACCAGCGCCGCCCTGACCGCCTTCGGCGTAGGTAACGGCGGCCCCAGAGATGCCATAGGACTGCCCCGCACCCTTTGTTATTCCGCTTGCGGCACCGCCCTTGCCTCCGCCACCACCGCCCGTCCAGGCGGGTGAGACCCCGGCACCACCGGCGTTTCCTTGACCTGCCGGAGACGCCGTTCCGCCGGCTCCTCCTCGTGAGCCGCCGCCGCCTGATCCTCCCGTCCCGCCAACATTTGCGGCGCCGCTAGTGCCGTTTCTTCCTAAACCTCCGCCCGCCGCCGTGTTGCCATTGAACGTAGTGTTTCCCCCTACGGTTGCCACGGCTCCACCGGCACCAATGACGATGGCCTTGTTCCCCGCCGTCAGCGCCTCGGCGGCGTTATAGATGACGCCACCGGCCCCACCACCGCCGCCACCACCGTCCGACGCCGTGTTCTCGCCGGCTCCCGAACCGCCGCCTCCGGCGACCAGGAGCATTTCAACGTTCCCCGGATTGACAACCACCAGCGTTCCATCGCCCGTGAACGTGTGGATGCGCTTGCCGCCGGACGTTGTGATGGTTCCGCCCGTGCAATAGGCGCTCGTCGGCGTACTAGGAGGAAGGGAGATGACGCACCGCGAGATGACGATGCTGCCGTTGAACGTCATCCCCCACCCCTCAAGGCTGAGTAGCGGTTGTGGGCGTAGACAGAAGCCACAAGATGCCCGCCATGCGCAAGCAGCATCGGCCCCGTCCCCCAAGTAGTTGGGTAGTACGTCTGGAGCGCGTAGATACGGGTCAGGAGAGCGGGTTCAAGAGCCGGAGGTCTTCCATCCCGCGTCCAGTTCTCGGCAAGGATGGCAGACTGCAACTTGGCCGTTCGGATCTTCAGCACTCCGCCATCAATGTCCAGAATGCCGCTGCCTCTCAGGGCCGAGTTGCCCGTCGTCGCATCCGACAGGGGATCGTCCACCACACACGACCATTCATCGACCGGGATCAGGATCAGCCCGCCGATCCCAAGCGTTGCCGCCCCCGAAGAACGCGAGGCCATGACCTGGAAGATGAGGTCGGCGGTCAGTCCGTCCGCGCTCATCTCCTCCGAGAACGGGAGTCTCAAGGTCCCCATGTCCACGACTTCCCACGTCGCCGGGGAGACTGCCTTGAGCGCAACGGTAGGTGTGTCGAACTTCGGGTTGCCCGCTGTCGTAGCGCCGATCCACGTCCTCAGTCGGATGGACGTTTCTCCGGCCGCGCCGGCCGCTTGGTTGGCGAGGATGAAGACCCGGTACTTCCCCGCCCACTTCGCCAGCTTCGAGGTGCCGGTCATAATCAGACGTGCGACCAGCGTTGAGTCGGTGGCGAAGGTGATGTTCGTGTACGCCAGTGACGGCCCAAGATAGGACGCCGCTGTCGCAGAGTCGGTCCCGTAGGTGTAGGCCCAACCGGTCAGTGTCGAGTTGTCCAGCTGCGCCGTGAACTCATTCGCCGCGAGGTTGCGCGACTTCGCCCCGAGGATGATGCGGGATGTGTTCCCAGGCCCCGGTGTCGTCGTTCCCCCCGAAGGAGCCGCCAGTCTGAGGTCGATCGTGGCGGGCATGTCGCCGGCCAACCCATTCGCCGGGATCTCCAGGAAGTTCGACTTGGCGTTGTAGGGGATCGGAGTCCCCGTCGCCGGAATGGTCCCCATCGACGTGAAGGCCGTGATGTGAATCTTCAGCCACCACGCAGAGACACCGTTGACCGTTGTCAGTGCCCAGCCGGACTTGCCGAAGACGTTGAACGCCCAGTCCCCGGCCACCTTGAACAAGGTCGTCAGCGTCTCGGTCGGGTAGATGGTGTACTCGGTGCCAACCGTCAAAGCCACGAACGCCGCGCCGGTGTAGATCTCGAGCGCCATCGTCGCCGTGTAGACGCCCGGAGTAGCCACCGGAATGACGATGTTGTGCAATGGCCCGGTTGTCGAACCGATGTAAAGACAGTCATCCACCGCGGTCGAGGCCGGGAACAGGCCGAACGTTGCAGTCCCGGCAAGGTTGGCCGAGAACCCGCCAGCTCCAGCCGAGTTGTCGTGGGTGTAGATGTGCGTGATGGCGTTGTTGTCGCGCAAGCCCGACAGGTGCACCGCCGTTGGACTTGCTGCCCCATCGGTTGCCGTCAACGTCAGGATGGTCGGGAGAGTCCCCGGAATGCCCGATCGCCACGGGTGCTCTCGGATCAGCGTCAGGCCAAACTCCTCAATCCACGCCTTCGAGTCGAAGATCGTCCTGAACAAGTTGGGGTTGACCAGCTCATAGGCCCCATAGCACAGGGCATAGCGTGGGCTGGTCTCGTTCAACATCTGCTGCTTGAGGTACACCGGAGCCGTCTGACGCGGATCGATGGCGTACCTGGCAGCCTTGCGGAGCATGGAGAGGAGCGCCTGATACTGGCTTGCCGCGTTGTCCTGGCTGCTCGCCCGCAGCATCAGCTTGTACGTCTCGAGGACCTTGCCGCTCGTGGTCGGATCGTCGCCGGTTAGGTGGGGCGCGCTTAGGCTGGCCTCGCCATAGCCTCCAACAGGCGCGACGATGCCGCTCGTGTTGATAAGGCTGATGGTCGAGAGGACCGCACTTGAGTCGATGAGATCGAAGACGCGCGCCATCTACATCCCCACCGCGGCCTTGATAACCTTGACCATGTACTGGGTATCCATCGGCGAACTCGTCACGTTGATCTGCACGTTGGCCCCGCTCTTGGGCTTCTCGCCGGCGGGAGTTACTTGAATGTGCTCGCCGGAGGACGCACGGACGCCGAAGTTCTCGTTGTAGCCGGGCGGAACAACCATGTCGAGACCGTACCGAGCCGGGACGTATTGCCCCGTCTGGTAGTCCATCTTGTAGAACTTCCCGCCGGCGCCCTCAACGCGAGGGCCATACCTCGCCCCGCCTCCGCCGGTTCCTCCCGTGACATATCCAGCGTATCCGCCTGCTTGCCCGCCGCCTCCAACAGGGCGATAGTCTGATCCATAGCCCCCTATCTCAAGAGTCGTCACCGTGACCGTCACGTCCTTGCTGCGGATAGCATCCATCGCGGCCTTCATGTGGCCGAGCTTCACGATCCCGGTCTCCGTTACGCCTTCCGCAGAACGCATGGCCTCCTCAATCAGATGCCACTGCCGCAGGTACTCGATCAGGGTTGGTTTCTGCCCGGTCAATGCCAGGCGTTGGGCGGCCCACGTTCCCGTGAGCATGGTCGCCCTAACATTGAGGTCTATCACCTCAACCGCCTGCAGGGCAATCTCATTCCGATACGCGGTGAATGTGTCCGTCAATGCATCGACCTTGAGGCGTAGATCTTCTGTTTTCCTGATTTCCTCTTCCGTCACCACCAGACCGTCGGCCTGTGATGCGGCGAGTTCTCGGATCCGCTCCCCACCGAGTTGGAGGATTGGATCGAGTTCAGCCCAATTGCGCCCGAACATCTTGGCAAGCGTTGCCGCCCGCTCGGTGGGCGTATTCATCGCGTTGGCCTTGTCGGCCAGCTCCGCGATTGCCGAGATGCTCGGGGCGAAGCCGTTCTTGGTTGCCATCTGTAGGGCGCGGGTGATGGAGTCCATGCTCACGCCCATGTCGTCGCCGACCTGGATGAACCGCGAGAGATCCTCCGTTCCCATTCGGGTAGAGCGGGCCGCGTCCAGAATCGACTTGTTGTAGTTGATGATCGGGGCGATGACGGCCTTATAGGCAACCGTGGCCGCACCAGCAACGGCCGTCACCCCGCCAATGGCCATCCCGAGCGTCTTGAAGCTCTCCCGCAATGCGCCGGATGCTCCGCCGACCTTCTTGAACTCGGCCGAGGCCTTGTCGATCGCCTTGATGATGATCTGGACTTCGTTACCCATCCTCGGCTCCGGCCATCTTCATTGCGGTATTCAGCAAGGCGTTCTGCTCGGGATTGGCCGCGGCCCATGCCGCCCAGCCTTCCTTGTGCGTCGCCCTGCCCATGTGCGCCCTCACGATCGCATCGGCCACCATCATCCGTCTCATCTCTCCGACCCCAAGAGGTCTACCCCAGACAGCCTCGGCCCCGAACACCTGAATCGTCCTGAGTGCGTCAAGCTCCATCGGCTCCGGCCCGTCGCCCTCCGCGTACAGATAGGCGCGGGCCATCAGGCGTTTGGGACTTCTTCGGCCTCCAAGAGCAGCGCCATCACCTCGCCCATCAGCCAGGCGAACAGCTCCGCGGATGCCTTGAGAGGAGACGCGGGGAAGGTCTCGGGCGCGATCTGTCCGAGGTCCTTCAGTTCCCACTTCTCCACGCAGGCGCACAGACCGGGCAGAGCAATCTGCATCTTCATCGCCGGGTCCGTGGCCACCTCGGAATCGTCCAGCGCCGCCTTGAGCTTCATGTACGCCGGGAACAGCAGGGGGTCCTGCAAGACAACGCTACCGCTCCAGCGCTTGACCGGCGAGACTATGGTCTTGGGCATGTCGGCCTCAGGTCAACAGTGCGGCGGCCCAAGCCGGGATCGCAGATCCCGAGGCAACCTTGAACTTGGCCGAATACTTTTGCTCTCCGGGATCGACGACGTAGCTCAGGCACAGAAACCCATTGGCGGTCGTCCCTGTCAGCCCGAACGTCGGCTCTCCGGTCGTGTAGTATTGACGCATGCCGAAGGCGATGCACAGCGCGAGAGGCGTCACCCCGCCGACGATCCCACTCAGGACCGTGTGCGATCCCGAGAGGGAGGGAGCGGCGCCTGAAACCGACGCGGTAGCGGCCGCCGAGTTGTCGAACGGCCCGGTGATGGTGATCTCGCAGTCCGGGATCTCCGGCAGGACGCTGCGGATTGCATCCTGGAACGCCACATTGTCCT